GTCGATGTATTGTTATTATTATTGTTATTATTATTGTTATTGTTGTTATTATTATTGTTGCTTGTATTGTTGTTGTTTGTATTCGTGTTAGTGCTTGTATTCGTGTTTGTAGCTGGGCCGCCACCATCACCCGCATTCGGGTTATTATCTTGACCGCCGCCGCCGACATTAGGACCGACCTGTGAAGGATCATTAAAATCAACGTTTGGAGTACCGCTGCTAGGAGCGTTTGCTTTACCATCATCGCCAAGTGTCCAGCCGTATTCCTCGACAAGAATTTTATCGACACCAGACGCATAATTTGGTTCGCCTGTTATCGCACCCGAAACCGTACCATCACTTGAAATTCCTTGAGGATCACCCGAAACAGTACCAGAATTTATATTTACTACGTTACCAGTAGTTGCATCAACTACTTGCCCATCGCTAGTAATACCAGCATTATTATTAACAGTTGACGTATTCCCTTGTGACAAGTCTCCTACTGGTGTGCTACCAAAAGACATCCCGCTACCACCGCCAGCGTTAGGGTTATTGTCCTGACCGCCGCCGCCAAAGTTGTTGTTAGGGTTATTGTCTTGACCGCTACCACTACCCATATTAGCCGCAATCATATCTAAACTCGTGTAACCTGACGGACCTATCGAACTGTTACCATCACCGCCAGCATTAGGATTATTGTCTTGACCACCGCCACCAAAATTAACATTGGGGTTGTTGTCTTGACCACCACCGCCAAGGTTGATGTTAGGGTTATTGTCTTGACCACCTCCATCGCCACTCATGTCGTTTGGATTGTTGTCCTGACCGTCACCGCCTTTATCGCCGCCACCATCTCCCGCATTGGGGTTGTTATCTTGTCCACTACCCGCGTTAGTAGCAGAGGCAGCACTATCTATTGAGGTACGACCATCATTAAGAATGGTTTCCATTCCCCCACCATCATCGGCGTTTGGATTGTTGTCTTGTGCGCTACTACCGTTGCTGCTACCACCACTACTTGACGAACCACCGCCACCAGCATTAGCACCACCAAAGACAATTTTGGGGTTAAGGACATTTAATCCTAGTAAATCAAGAAGCGTATGTTTCATGCCATTTTCCTTTATTCGGCCACGATCCTACGCGGCGTTCGTGTCTAAAACTTAGAACGGTTTCTACAAGCGGATACTTTTCTTTAATCTTGCTCCGCATATCTCTACAAATTCTCAAAACGTCACGACGGCCACCGTTAGCCACCATGTCAATAAACCAAAGCTGATCACCACTATCTCGTTTGAAAGCTTCTGGACCATACCACGTTAAAGTCTCAGCCTCTTTATCCGTTAAGAAACAATAGGTAACAAACCCAATAGGTTTATCACCGTCATAGTAAACGTGAAGTTTATCGTTATCGTAAGCCGAAACCAACCGATACCAAAGGAACTTACTTATGTATTCCTTATACTTGGGGCAAGTACCCCACACCTCGATTGCGTCCCGAAGTTTGTTCAACTTAGTAACCCATCCTCTTTTTTACCATATCATCGACATTGTAAAACTCTAACATGCCTGTCTTTGGGTTGAATGAACCAGCCCCGCCAATGTCTTGAAGTAGCTTCATTGTGAAGGGTGAAGCGTGGATAACCATAGTGTCTCCGTAACGCCCCTGATCGGCAATTTTATCTCCCGCTGCCATTGCGGTTTTTCTATCAGCTATACTTGTTCCCGTATTTGGGCCAAATACATCCGCTGATCCTAAAATAGATGTAGAAAACGACATGTTTTAACTCCTTTGTTTCTGTGACTTTAACCTTTTATTAGACGCTCAGTCGTCCCGAAATTATGCGAACATTTCTGAAGCGGCCGTTGCAATTGATCTTGTTACTCCATTTACTGAATACTCGGCTGTCTTTGCAGCGGGATCACCGTCGCGCCGTTTGATTTCATCCTCTAGTTCTTGAAGACGCTCTAACCAAAGAAGATATAACGGAGAACCCACCTCGTAATTATCACCTTCATTTTTCAAACGAGCGTACTCAGTATTTAGTACATCATCACTGTAACCCTTAAATCTTTGTGCAGACCGAACACGACCAGTATATCCAGCGTCAATTTTAAGATCGCCACTTGCCTCGCCGTATGCCAGCATGTTTGCTACATCTTTCATAGCAGTAGACATTCCAGTATCGTCCGAAGTATAGACAGCCTCGACATATCCGCTTTCTTCGTCACCGACGTATAAAGCAAGTTTGTTATCTGGCGTTAGCTGCATAGATATAGAGCCAGCAAGTTTTTCTTGCATTTCTGTATCCATTTGAGAAACCATTTGATCTATTGCGTTAGACGCTGTTTCAGCGACTACATACGCATCAACACTTTGTTGATCGGTAGCTACATAGAAAGGCTTGGCCGTACCGTTATAAGAAGAAACTGGCTTTCCCGTTCCATCTGTATAGTCGTACTCTATAAACTTTCGACGTTCTGGCAATGATGTAAAAGCTGGACCTTTATAAGTAAGGTTATCGCTTATCTCCGAATAAGTACCTTCTTCATTTTCTGCACCAGTTGTATCAGTTTCGCCAATTGTAGTTGATTGCGTAGAAGCTTCAGTATCATTGTCACTGTCCCGTTTGATACTAGACGTTTTAGTGACATTGGTTTTATTAGTTTTTGTACCAGCTTTTTTAGAAAATAACCCACCATCATCAAGCGCATTAGCAGCCACCTTTCCAAGACCATAGGCAACAGGACTAGCAACCATTCCTACAACGTTAGCAACCGTTACAAATGGGCTGTCTTTGTCACCATCAATTCCACCTTTTAACCCCGTTCCACTTTCAGCTTTCGAGATATACCCATCACCATTTTTATCTAAGTTTGAAAAATCACCGTGACCGTAAGTATCTCCCTTCATACCTATGCCGCCACCATCAAACATATCTCTAAACGAGTTGTAGGTATAATCTTTGTCGTCATCCTGACTGTCTTTGTCGTTTAAACCATTGTTGGCATGTCCAGCACCAGCCGCGCTATTTGATATACGAGCTATGCCAGTTACCTCATTGTTAGGATCATTGTCATTGTCGTATGTGTTGCCAGATTGTCCAGGACCGCCCCCATCAATCATGTCTGTAAAGTTGTCATAACCAGCAAAGTAAAACTCTTTTAAACCAGTATCGGGATTGACTGTACCCGCACCAATTTTTTCTAGGAGCTTTACTTCTTCTTCATTTACATGAACAAGTTGCGTGTCCCCAAAGCGTCCCTTTTCCGATAGGGACGCGGCTATGCGCTTCATTTGTTCTGGTGTTAAATTATCAAACATTCGTGATTACCGCCGCTAGTGTGACTTCTATATCTGTAATTGAGTTAGCAGACGAAACAGTAAACGCTATTTCCTTAGAAGTTGTCACTGCGTCGATTGCGATTGAAGCAGACAAGTTTTGTTCAGTTAGTGTTGAAGATGCAGCAACAACGTCACCAGCGTTTATGCCATTGATTTTTAGCTGAACATTTCCTGACCCGCTATTTGTCTTAACAGCAATAGCGTCGATACGGACGTTTTGCTTGAACGCACGAGTTACAACAAAGTCGCCGTTGCTGATTGACCCTGATTGCTGAAAGAAAAACGAACGAGTTGCAAACGTATCTGGAAGCTGTGCAATTGGGAGTTTACCCGTAGCATCTAGACCAGCAACCCCATCCGCTGCACCAATAAATGTTTTTGGAACTAAGGATGTAAAGTCAACATTAGCAAATTCTAAACCACCACCCGTTGAGTTTACGCGAAGAAACTGCAAGGCGTTTGTTGTTCCGAAAGCTGGGATGCCCGTGTCGGGTGATGTAAGCAGCCAACCCGTACCATTGTAAAATTTTAAAACGTTTGGTGAGGCCGCTGTATCAACCCACATATCACCAGCGTTAGCGTTTAACGGTTCGGATGGACTGACATATACCCGACCTCGGTTTGCAAGTAACTCGGTTACACCCTCAACCTTTGCACGAGGTATATCAGCATCCTCGATTGCTAACTTGTTAAAAGGTATAAGACCGTTTGTGTTTGTAAATTTGTCTTCGGTCATTAGTCCTGAGACTCGAACCTGAGAGGTGTCTTCCACGATAATGAAAGTAACCAAGTCTCCCGCTGTCAAAGCGGAAGTAAATGTTATAGTCGAGTTTGCGGGTTGCTGTGTGTAGTCATTAGTACCGCCTGATCTTTGCAATACACCGTTACGATACACTAAAACCTTTTGATCTTCGTTATGGACAAACGGGAACACCGCCTGAGAAGTACCAGCAATAACGTCTTCACGAGTAAAACCGCTGTCGTTAGCAGACTGAACTTTATAGATTGTTATAAGGTCGTTTGCTTGCGTGGCTTGAGCAAGTGTTACTGTATTTGCAACATTATCAGTCGTGATATTAGCTTCCGCTTCTAATGCTCCGTTGATGTAAACGACAATAGCATCAGCCGCCTCGTGTATAAAATTAAATACAGTAGTACCAGTTGGGTATTGAATAGCACCATTACTATCAGCTTCGTTTACAACAATATCTTGACGTGCTGAAAACAATGGCGCACCGATTGTCCCAACGTCTGATCCAGACGCACCACGAATATCAGCAACCGTAGCAAGTTGTTGCCAACCAACCTCTGCCTCAGTGTACTCACCAACGCGATACTGAAGACCGTCGATGTTGTCTTTTCGTAGCTCAACAGGAGCCTTGAGAATACCATCACCGTCAAATAACTTCTTTAGAAGTTCCGCTAATGTTTGGTCCCCAAGTTCACTTGAGTTTATATATCGAACAATGTTCTCTACATCCGCGCCTATGTTGCCGCTAGATGTATGGTTTCCAGGATATAATACTTTAAGACGGGCCATGCTTATTTCTCCTTGTGCATTAAGAACGCAAAACTGATAACCGTTACGTCGGTATCAACGTCCTTTTCTTCTGTGCGGAACCGAAGCCTGACCCCGCGAAAGATGTGATTAAATGGGAAAGTGTAGTCTGATTTTAGGGGAGCATCCCCCCAATGTGTATCACCAGGAAGACGGTCTAAGTTTACTTCTATAGAAGACATTATACGTTCTTCATCATCAACAGCGTCAACAAAGAACCGACCCCTTCCTGTTGCTTGTAAAATCATTGAATGTGTACGCTTACTGTTGAGAAAATCGCCTAGCCATAGGACAGGCGTTTCCGCAATCATCGGTGAGCGTCGTAAATCAGCAAGGCCAGTGTCTTGAGTAATCACCCTATCCGTTGCTTCATAAACTCCATCCGCTGTTCCAAACATTAAACGACCACCAAGGAATGCACCGCAACGCGGTAAGAGTGTGTCGCCTAATTGAAAGTTGACCATTTCATAGCCAGAACGGAAATTCATAGATAAACGTTTTGTTTGATTTCCCCCAGGACGCGGGAAGAAAACATGATACGTTTGAGTGTCGGGGTCGTACACCGCGCTAATCATTCTTGGGTCTGGTGTCGTCTTTACAAGCTCTTGATATAATGGCTCGACTTCATCAGATAGAGAAGCTTCAGCGATAGTGATACCATTTTGTTCGGAACGCATGATTGAGTGAATACCGCGACGTGAACAAAACAAAAGGTCAGAACCAGCATTCACGATTGAGTTGTGACTAATGCAGCCAATCCGAAGGTTAGCACGGCTGTCTAATTGCCATTGCTCAAAATCGGGATCAATGATGTATACAAGGGTTTGGTCTTTAGTGAACACCGCCATTCGGTTTGCCTCGAATGCCCCAAGCCCTGTTATTTCGTCGGCTGTTCCGATCAGATTAGAAATGTCGATAAATGAAGCACGGGTAACTTCTTCAGTAATAGCTTCTTCATCTAAAAAGATGTCGGGATTATCTACACGGCTAAACTCAATAACAGTCGGACGATCTTTAAAACCAGATACAGCAAGTCTTCGCTGAATAGGAACTCCAAAAGACGGTTTGATAGAAGATGTCGCAGTATCAAACTGGAAACCATCATATCGGTACATCCTACTGTCACCAGAAAAAATATGCACCTTACCCTTAAAGTTGGTCATGGTCACGATTGCGTGTTTATCGTAGGCAGCATTGACCCGATCACCACGATCAGAGGCTAGGTGTGTATTGGCAGCATCTTCTTCGGCAAAGCAAACACCCTCTCGGTTATAAAAACGAAGTGCCTTAACAGGAAAACGGTTTGATCCAGTATGTAAAAAGAATTTTGGATCACGTATTAACTGGCCCCGATAATCAACAAAACAGTTTTCTAATTTAAAAAAGTTTTGATCTTTTTGGGTTTCCATCGCTGTAATGTCACGAGAACGGTCAATGCCACGAAACCCGTAGTAGGTCGTGGCCTGAGATTTTATAGCGATTGGTGCGTAAGCTAGTCTTGCCATTATTTATACCGTTTGTTCGACCCACCATCTTTGATAGTAACCGTGTATCCTTTGTTTCCATGAGCTTCATGGTGTAAAATATCGGTAAGGTTGGCCTGATACATTTGAAGAAAGACCATCGCCTTGTCTGATCCTTGTTGGATTAGATAGTGCGCGGTTAGCCCGTCAATCATAATCATGTCTGGAATATGGCGACACTCAGTCGGATCATTGAAATAATCAATGTCGCCACCCGTCCAATATGGGTTTTTTCTTACTTCTTCGACAACACGATTAGCTAACTCAATCATCATCATCATAACTTCACCGTCAATACGCGATGGTGAAAAGTTACCAGCCCTAGTAAGTGCTGATCTAACTAGGTCTTCAAGAGGCGTATTCTTTTTTGAACCAGCCGCAAACGGCTTAATAATACTTTCCTGAGTAGAGGTAGTCTTCGTCGCTGTGGTAGTTCCACTTTCACTAGACGTTGTTGTTGAGTTTTCAGTAGTTGCTGCGTAGCCCATCAATCATCCTCGGCTTTTATAATCCGACCAGACCAAACATGATGGTGATTTGCCATATTAGCTACCAAGTCATTTGGAACTTTCCACCATACATGAGTGCGACTTCCATCCCATGAACCTCGAACTCTGCTATCTCCGATCCTTAGATCATAGACAGACGCTTCTTCATCAGCGGAAACGTAAAGAGAAAAAGAACTAGAGGCTTCTGTTGCTGGTGCTTTTTTCTGCTTTGCTTTTTTCTTGGGGGTTTCTTCATTTACCCAAGCCTCATTGACATCGGGAGTGGAAGGGTCGTCGCCAATAAGCTGTCCTTTATCGTTTCGCGCACGTTTTTTAGCCATAAGGTTACTCCTAAATTTACCTACCTATTATTTATGCTGATTTTTCACCCCTTCGTCGTCCCAATAAGAAAGGGCGACCGAAGCCGCCCTATCCATTTAACTGATCTTGGAATTAGGCTACCAAGTTCCAGTTTTTGATCAGTGTGTGAACCTTGTCTTGCATTAGTTCCAAGCCGCATTCCGTTAGGTACTCGTGCTTGACTGCATCAAGGTCGGCAGCTTGTCTATCACGTAGAAGCTGCGTATCACGACCTTCCATATAGCGGTACTTCAAATACGGGAAGTCAACAATGACCGCCGTAGTTTCCATTCCAGGAACCATACGGAATTGTGGGTGTAGATGCACCGCAAGTGTCCCCGCAAATGTCTCATAACCTGTCAGGCTCACGCCATAGGTGTCTTCGATCACATGTGGAGTCCATCTGTCCTTACCGAATTTCTGCAAGTGTCCAGCTACTTTTGCTCCGCAGAACATAATTTTTTGCTTAGACCCGAATGCAAAAATGTCTTCGATCAATGCACGATCAAATTGATCCTCTGTCATTGTATTTGAAGCCGTTGAACGGTCAATCACGTTTGACAAAGTGTTGATCAACCCGCCAGTAAAACGACGTGGCTGTGATGTTGAGCCGTTGCTTTCGTTCTTCTTACCAAAGAACATTGCTCTCTCAATATCCATCATGTGCATTTTCAAAGCTTTGGTAGCCATTTCGTCTTCCTTGTCGCCTGTGCGCAAGTTAGTGGCTCTCAAAGTTTCGGTTACTGTAAACGCGGTTCTGAAAATTTGTGTAAAATTCTCAGCTACGGTTGCATCAAAGCTTACGCCAGTTGGTGATGCCGCGCCTTCTTCATATGCTGTACCAGCAATGAACAATTCTGCATTATCAGCAATCTGGTGTGATGTACCACCAATGTTTCTTTCAACAGTTAATCCTGTTGCTGTCGCATCAGCCGTACAACGCATGACCTCGCCAGTAGCGGCGTTTACAATGATAGAACCAGCAACAGCAAACAAGTTGTCGTTACCAGCATCTACTGTGATAGCTGTAGTAGAAGTCGAAGCTACTGCCCCGTTTACTGTCAGCTTTCTGTCTGGAAGCTCGTCCCTAAAGTTCTTGAACTCAGGGTCGTCCGTTGCCTCTGAACCTGTCATTGCTAAAAGTCCGTTCAAAGGTGCGTTTCCATTTGGTTCCAAGAGCGTAAAAAGCTCTCGGTAATTTTTGGGGCGAAAGTCCGTAGTAAACTGACCCGTACCCCTAAGACCTTGTATCCCAGCCATAGCTGAAACTCCTTTCGTAGGTTAAATTGTTTAGGGGGACTTTAGTTGGCGCGGAAAACACGCGACCTTCCAATTTCCCAATGTCGAACTAATGAGGCCGTAGCGTCTGTTCGTATACTAATATGTGGGAATTTAGGCCGCGTGTCGTCCCTTATTTATTGATTTCTATTTGCTAATGCTTTTGCAGCCATTCGAGCCATTGTTTCGTCGCCCGTAGGTTTAGCCGCTGGTGCAGCGGGACTACCCTGTTGTGTCTGTAAAAACGCTTGCCGACGTGAAGACATATCCCTTAGTCTTTGAAACTCTGGTGTATTTCTTTGGTTAGCAAAGTCTTGAACAACCTTCATGGTTAAGTTGCTGTCTGCAAAATCTTCGGCTGTGTATCCACGTTCACCAGCATAAGCTTGAAAGTCTGTGACCGCATCATCAGGTAGACCAGCCGCTTGTTGTGCCGCATCTAAATTAAAACGAATGGTTTGCTCAATAGCCGCCATTCTATCGCCTTGAGCTTGCTGTGCAGATTGAACGCCTTGCTGTGCCTGTTGGCCCATACGCTGTGTCATTTGATTAAGCATTTGCATACCTTGACCCAAACGCTGTTCCATAGCGTTTAGACGTGCAGCCGCTTCCCTATATCCTGGGGGTAGGCTGATAGCATTTTCGTCTTCATATTTTTGAAACTCAGCGTCCAAATCAGGCTGTGTTGCATTAGGCGACGGTTGTTCTGGATTTGCAGTACCAGCTTGAGGCTGTTGGTTTGCTCGACCCATCTGCACGTTTTTAGTATACGATTTCATTGAAGCTTCCATGAGCTTCGCAGCCGTGCTCCCATCAATATTGCCAGCTTGCATCATCTTCTCAGCCAAGTCCATAACAGGCTTCATCTGTGCTTGCTTGTGGTTCAAGTCGCGGTAACGCTCGAATGTAGACGTGATCTGTTGAGGGGTAAGTTGTCTTTCCTTGTCACCCATCTTGATCTTATACATAACCGCATCCTCTTGTGACTTGTCACCTTCAGTTTGCGGAGAGGCTACTTGGGCAGCTTGCTCTTGTGGGGTTGCGTCTTCAGCGGGTGCTGTTTTTTCTTTTGGAGCTTCACCCGTCATTTGTTTTGCTGCAATACGAGCTATTTGGTCGTCGTCTTTTTGTGCCATTTTAATTTCCTTTCTCGGCCGTAGCGGAGTTATAAGTTGCGTCTTCTAATGCCAGTTCGCCTTGTAGCTTGTGAATTAAACGCTCTGGCACGTTTAGTAATTGTTCAGCGGCCCAAATTGCCCCACGTTGGAAGTCCATTTGTTGCTGCGTCATGTTAGGTGTTCGGGCCATGCTTAAAGCGAGTGTTAGTATTTCGTCTTGCATGACCTTGTTAATTTTGGCCCAACCTTTACTTTCAGAAAGTTCGATTAGGTCTTTAAGGTCAGATTTAATTGTCATAGTTATTTTGAGGTTTTCATTCCTGATTTTGGTTTCTTTTTAATCGGTGCTTTTTTAGCAGCGGTCATGCTTCCGCATCCCATCTTGCGTAGTTGCTTACTTGGTCCTTTTGCCACTTTTCTTTCCTTTCCAACTTATTCGTTTAGAACTTGTTTTCTTTTTAGCTGCGCTCGTACATGCCGACTTAGTTGGGCGACATGCGGGGTATGATCGTCTTTTTTCCCCTTTCTGTCGTCCACAAGGTTTTCCAGTTTTGCAGTCGATCCAACCTTTGCCGTTGTTCTTTGAGAACCACTCGCGCAATCCACTCATTTTTTCTTCTTGGCTTTCTTCTTTTTGGCAGCGGCAATTACATCACCGCGCGTTATTTTGTTTTTATTGCCGTACATAGACGCAAGTTTCTTCTTAGCTGGTGTCATACGTTTCATTTCTTTTTAGCCTTTTTCTTACTTGAGTTACCCCAATTAGCCGCGCCTACCTTGCGGCAACGGGTCAAAGCACCGCTGGCATAAGCACTAGGCCAAACCTTGTAACGAGACTTAACCTTGCTGTAGCAAGCGTCCTTTTTTGCAGACTTCTTTTTAGCTGGCATGACCTATCCTTGAGTACACGGGCAGTCTTTATGTTGCATGTTTCCAGACTGCGTTTTCGATCCAAGCTTTTTGACAGCCTTAGATGTCTTAGCCATTAGTAGCCCTTCTTCTTTTTCTTCATGGGCTTGCCAGTTTTCTTAGCGGCTTTTTTTGCAGCGGCTTTACCAGCTTTTGTATATGGGAATTTCTTTTTACCTACGGTTGGCATTTTAGTTCTCCTTTTCTGGGGGTGGTTTATTTCCAAACAGACGTTGATACGTCATGTCATTTGAGTACGCTTCAGCCCACTTGTTTTCTGTATAAGTGGCGAAGGTAATTAGATCGGCTGTATCTACAAATAGTTGATCAACGTCGGTGTCGATCTTGGCTAACGAGTTTTCAAGATGCTCAATCCTATGGGCTTGCTCGGATAGGTAAAACACCGCACCCACAGTTTGTGCGACGATTACGAAAACGAGTGCGACGGGAACCTTTAGATCACCCATGTCAGCAATTCCATGCTCTACGCGACCAGTAGTTCGCTGATAGCTTGTTAGACTTACCTTTTATGCCACCACTACGAGCGCAATACGATTTCTTACGGGCTGGCTTTGACTTCTTGATGGTCATTGAAGCATCCCCGAAGCGGATTATTCTTTCCTTGCCGTTTGCACATGCCTTAACAATAGACTTCTTTTTGCTCCCCGCTGGTGCGCGGCGAGGCTTGTTGCATGGCATGGATTTTTTTGACACTCGTTTGGTAGCCATAAGAACTCCTTTTGAGTATTATCTGTATTTTCTAGTTAGCTGTCGTCCCTTACGGAAGAATATCTGTTAGCTTTGCGTTGCAGCTAAAGATAATTCTATCGTCATTTGCCATGTGAGGTCTTGTGTAGTGCCGCATGAAGGAAGGGAATATAACCATCTGCCCTACCTTCGGAGATACAACGTGTAAGTCAGTGAACAAATCTACACCAGCACCGTATAACATACTGAATGTATCCATTGCTGGATTGCGTAAAACTAACTCACCAGTACCTTCGGAAACAGCCCCATAAAATACACAACTTAAATGACATAAAGGATGTACGTGTTCGGGAGCAAAACTACCATGTCCGTATATTGATACCCATGAATTTGTAAGGGCAAATTGAAGACCCTTTTTCATATGAGTAAGGTACTTCGACATAGCGTCTACTGTAGCAGTGTGTACTCTGTGAAACCTTTGATCCTCTTGTAAACGAAATGTGCCATGACAAGTCCAGCCATGTTCGTCCATTTCTTCTTTACTGGAAGCCCTTGCGTATTCTCTAAACTTATGGCTTATCAATCTGCCATTAGGGTCTTGTTCGCGTAAGTCGTATGCAGCGTCGCATACTTCCTTGGCTATATCTTCACCATCCTTAACGTCTTCAATTAGAATGGGAATATCAAACGGACTAGCTATCCCCATCAAGATGCTCCAAAAGCCTTTTCATAAAGTCTTGTGGTTTCTCGCCTCTGGATAGTACATAACCATCTACGCCCATGCCGATCATCATTCCCCTAAGTTCCTCTGCGATCATACCGTTTTCGTCTTTAGGGCCGAAGTTGTAGGCTGTGGTCATTATCACTTTTGTCGGGTCTAGGTACTGAGTGTCGCCAAAATTGTCAGTGTAAGTCATAAATTTAGTTTTCATAGTGAGCGTTATTCCTCTATTGAGCTTGGATTTACGGTTGAAGGATCGGCCTCATTAGGGGCCATTGGAATATGTGGTACGTCAGAAAGGTCGTCAGCGTATGGGTCTGGTATTGTTGAAGGGTAATCACGCAATGCTTGGCGGTATGTTACCCAATCAGTTTTTGCTGTGTTGAAAGCAGACCACGAAGAAGAACCTTCGATAGCGCGGAGCATATCAATATCGCTCAGTCTCAGCTTTTCATCACGGGCTGCGCGAATGTTTAAGAGTAAGGTTTCTCTGTCAATTACATGGCTCATGTGCCTTCTCCATTATACTTCATGTCTGGACGTTCAGAACAGTATTGGTACGGAAAGGCTCTTGGTGAACCGTCTGCACCATTACCCCAAATAATCCGCACCCCACCAGACGCACCGTGACCGCCGCCCCATGAGGTTCCAGATCCCCCGCCCCCGCCGCCGTGTAGACCGCCGTTTCGAGTTCTGTGACCGCCAAATTCGGAATTTGCATATTGGCTTTCGCCGTAGTTAGCGCGACTACCGCCTGATCCACCTCCCCCAGCACCGAGGTAGTTAGATGATCCGTCAGAGTAAGAAGTCCACGCCCCTTGCGAACCGCCATAACCAGAACCAGCTTGGTTGTTGGTACGTGGTATTATACTGTCACCGTGAACACCACGCCAGCCTTGACCATCTAGGCCCGTGCCACCGCCACCAGAAACACCGTAAGTTGAAGAATAGTAGTAGCCTGATCCACCACCGCCGTATGAACCTTCTTGGCTGTTCCCGTAACTGTGAGTTGAGCCACGATAGCCACCAGCACCAGCACCAATTCGAGAGCCGTTGTCTCGTTGACCTTTGCCGCCGCCATAATGAAATCCAGCTACGGTAGTTCCTTCGCTAGTGTTGTGTCCAAAACCACCACCGTCACGGCTGTCACCAAAGTTATAAGTGTTACCTCGATCAAAACTATTAATCCCTGAGATAGTAACTCCGTTAAAAGTCTGACCGTTTGGGCTGCTACCGTTATATGGTTGATAGCCACCACCGCCAGCAAAAATAATACACTGCCCAGCGTTTTTAGTTGGATTTGATTGTGTTCTTCTTAGGTAAGAATTTCCACCACCGTAACTACTATGACCACTTTCTGACTGCCTACCTATGCCAACAGATATTTCCAGCATTTCCCCAGGAGTAACCTCAATACCATTCATCCAAGCAAGGCCACCACCGCCAGCCCCATCAGACGACCAGCTGTACGCACCGCCAGCACCAGCCCCGACTGCGACTGCACAAATAGAATCCACACCATTAGGAACTATCCAAGTATAACGAACACATCGGTAGTTACTTCCAGAAACCCAATAGTTGTTGTCATGTCCCATCGGCCCCATAATACCGTTGCCAGTGTAACCTGACATGTCGTCTGCGTAGGTGTTGTTCCAGTATTGGTAAAGTCGAGTTACAAACGTGCAACCATATCCATCATTTAGCATATACGGAGAAGTGTCGTACCTACCGTGGTTCATACGTCGTAATGCACCAGAAGTTTTATCGTGGTTATGATAGTTTGCCCGTGATGTTGCTTCATCATATGGCCCAGCATTGTCGCTAAAATATGTTCTTGCGTTTGCTGGTCCCCAATACATTGATCCGTATGGATCGCCATACGCAACATTCTTAGAATAAGTTTTTGATGCTGTGCCGTATGGCCCCAAATCTACCGTTATGGTAAGGGTATGTAGAGAAGCCGCTTGTTGAATATCACCAACATTATTTAAATAAACTCGACCAGTTGCGGGGTCTATAACAGGCGTAACGCTGCTATGAAAACCAGATACGTTTGACAGAGTAAAAGTTGCATCTGCGTAAGTGGTTGTCGGGGCTGCAACAATATCTTGTTCGCCAGAAGTATTACGAATTATCTGATCTGGTAGATCAACGGCGAACTGTGGCGTAGTACCTTGCGGCAAAACTTTAAGTACCCAAGTTATTTCCATTTGTTCATCAGGGCGACCACGAGGATAGCCCCCCTTAATCTTCATGGTATACGTCCCCTCAGTGCCAGAATTAGGAGAGCCGTAGATACGAGTTTCACCCATATCTGTGTCGGTGCTGTCGCTGTTGTGTGTCCAACTAACGCCGCTTGGCAATGCTGTAGTAGGCGCAACATACTCAATAGTGAAATTACCAGTTTCCGTTTCGAACGCATTGTCTATGTAAAGGTAATCATCTTTTGTGGGTATCGTTGTGCCAACATCAACCATTACAGTTACGGTACTGCCATTTGCTATAAACCCGTCGTGGTCAGCATGGTCAAATTGAGGGTGGCCTTTAGCTATTTTAATAAAGCTACCAGTAGAGGCTGTAGTCTCAGCACCGCCACCACCAGCTATATTATAGTCGCCACTGCTTATCTTATATGAACGTCTTTTCTTAGCCATGCTATTATTCCTCTATGCCGTAAACTCGCACGATAATGTTGTCTTGATCTGTAGTAACCACAAGCTGTTCACCAGCAGACGCCATGATGCCAGTACGCTCTAGGATTTCATTTGAGGCGATTTCAGCTTTATCAAACTTGTCAGACTGTGGAAGTTCAAAGAAACGCTTCTCACGCATGTAATCTTCGCCGTTAAAGAAAAGATCGTACTTACGATTTGCGTCACCGTTGGTTTCAGTCCAAACGGTTGTTGTTGCCAAGCAAGTCTGATCGTCATGTGGATCAGTTGTTGGTTCGTCCACGATTGATACAGCTTGACCCATGCCTGAGTGTGAATGGCAGTAGGTGTAGAGTGTGTCTGGTGCGTTTGATGGTACTGTCCACTCGATTACTCTTGCTTCGCCGTTGTACGTCGCGTGGTTGCTGTTCCAATCAGCTACGTTTGTTGTGACCGAAGTGTAGTCGCTCGTAGATGATGGATTACCCATTTGCCAGATCATACCGTCTGTGTATGCTGTACCGCCAGCATGTGTACCGTTGGCAGTAGTTGAGAAGTTTAATGGGTGTCCGTTGTTACCAGTTAGTATTTGATAAATGCGATAAGTTCTGCCTCGGACAAAGGTAAGTTCGGCTACCGCCGTGTTAAATGTAGCTTCATGGTACTTGTTGCTCCCATCAATTGAAGCAACGCTCATGCCCACTGGAAACTTAGCGTAGTGCTTGGATTGTGTCCAAGTAATGCCAAGGTCAGACGAACTATACTTTTGACCGCCAGATACGACTAGTACGAAGTTGGAACCTTCGGCTCTAACATCGACAACCATATCGTTTGTAACTCCTGTTGGAAAATCGAAAACTGAATATCCTGTTGTCGGGAGAGGTGAAGCTGTTGTGTAGTCTGCGTATGCTACCTTGCCGCCTGAGTAAGCTATGTAAATCTTACCGTCGGTTGCATCTGACGCTATCGCGGCTGCACCAATCATGTGACCGCTTACGCCTGTTGGTGGTGACATAGAATTAGATGTAAACTCAGCTTGTGTTTCTGGTGTGTCGTCGTTTGATATGTAGTTAAAGCCTGTTGAGGTTCCGACAATGAAGCGTTCCTCGTTAGTCTTAACACCAGCAATCTTTGTGATCGCACCTAGACCCCAAGTAAATGCAGAGTTATAGGAAGCGGCGGTTGAACGCCAATCTGCAATTGTGTTTACAAGAGAACCAGAACTTCCAGGAACACCTTGGACATAAGCCATTGCGAACGGACCTTCGGCGTTGGTTGCCCAAAGAATGTTGTCACTTGCTGTCATGCCGTAGTTGGAAGCAGAAGTTGTAGACGAACCACCGTCCGTTACATA